GCCGATTCTGACCATTTTGCCACCTCCATAAAAATAGGGAGCCGAAGCTCCCCTGAATTAAGCTCGTTTTACTCTTAAGAAGCCGTTTTTCGCCGTCACGTTGCCGCCTGCGAAGATGGACCCGCGGTGAGCGATGTTGCCATTTTTGAATTGATAGTCCATGGAGCGCTCGACTGTGATAGGCGAGAAAACTGTCATGGTGTAGTTGGAAAGCGAGCCGTAAGCCATGAGATACTGACCTGTTGTTGCAGTTGCAGTCGCCTTGCATTCACTGTTGATGATGTAAGGTACCCCGTCGATCGTGCCAGTGTTTCCGTTGTTGGTGACGTTGTAGATTTTCTCGCCGTCGTTTGTGCGGAGAGTCGCAAACTTTTTGAGATCGAGCTTGTTGAGGATAAGCACCGCAGTCCCCTCGACATCCTCAGTGCCACCGTAGGAGTAGATGATCTCGTCAAGAGTGGTTTCGTCGATGTCAGTGATGGAGATATCCGTTGCCGCGTCGATTGCTGTGGCGTTGCTGGAGAAAATTCCTGTGAATGTGTTTGTTGTGCCAGCGCCGATCAAGATTTGGCGAGTAATTCTCTTTCTAAGGGCGATGGTGATGCCATTTACGACTTCTGCGTCATAGTTGGCTAGAGGCAACTTGATGACTTCCTCAGTGTCCTCAGCGTAAGCGGTGATTTTGGCCTTATTAATCGTCGCATAGTTAAAAGTCGGCTCAGCAGTAGTGTAGTTGGCTTCCTCAGCTGTGTAGCCGCCCTCGCCGTAGCCTGTGATGTACGGCTGGCGGAAAGTTTCGCCACCCAAAAGGACTCTCACGCCTACACGGTCAAGCAGAGTCGAAACTTCGTTGAACGTTGGCTTCAGGTCAGGTGCGTCATAACGTGGCAATATCACGTTGTTGGAAAGAGTCACCGAACGCTTTTCGATTAGCTCGCGTCCGCGTTGCTCAGAGGCTTTGCGTTGTTCCATGTCTTTGTCCATAATGTCATCTCCTGGTTTATCAATTTTGCGTGTCTCCACTTCTCCCGAAGCCACCGCGCTAATCAAAGCCGCACGCTTCTGGATTTTCTCCTCTTGAGCTTCAAGGTCGCGAAGCTCCACTTCTAAAGCAGTCAAATCCGCGTCGTCTTGCTCAAGCATGGAGCGGATTTCAAGTTTTCTCGATTTGATTTGCTCGATTGTCATGTCGTACCTCCTAAAAATATGTTTTCAAAAGCAACTTCCGTCGCAATTGGGCATCCTCCGATGCTTTGCGTTCCTTTTCGGCCTCCACCTCAAAGAAACTCCTTGCAGAAATAGAAGTGGTATCATAAGCGGGGGTTTCAACCGCCGCGACATCCCATAATTTTTTGATTCCCCTGATTTTGCGGGTTTTTGTTTGCTTGTCGTACCCGTCTTCCGCCACAGTAAAAGCAAAAGACATCTTGTCGATGTCTCCCCTTTTAATAAGTTCATATAAGTCCTTGCCTGCGGTCGTTTTGGCTAAGTTGGCCTGTATAAACAGTCCCTGGTCATCTGGCACGAGTCTCAAAGTCTTGCTACGAGTTCTTGCCATGATCATGACGTGGTCGCTGTGGTTATACTTGAAAGGCACATCTGTCAGGTCAGCATTGTCCAATGCTCCCCGCTCGATGACCTCCGAATATTGCACCCCGTCAATCTCATAAAGGACAGTCGGAGAGTCGAATTTCAGTGCGTACCCCTCCACAATCATCTGCTCATCCTCGATGTCAAGTGACCTGATCTCCATTGTTAGGCGTCGTTCCTTGTCCATTTGGCTCACCTCCTATAGTTGCGGTATCTAGTCTCCTGACGGGTTGGTCTCCACCTTCCACGGGCGCCCAGTTGAAAATCTCTCGCCATTCGTTTGGTGTCATCGCCCCGCGATCCACCATGGCTAAGAATTGTAGTTTCGTTTGATTGCTTGCATACTGTAGTCGGTTGCCCTCGAAGATGATTTCGTTCCCGAAACCCTGCTCGCGGTTGGAAAATAACTGATTGGTGAACGCGAGACTCATTTGGATAGCCAAAGGCTCGATCACTGACTCATAAAAAGAGCCAAATTCCTCCTCCGAGAAATTTGACTTGACGATTTTTTCATTGACTCCGAAGAATCGGTAGACTTTTGAGTCTATTAATTCCATCTGCTTAGCATCCACCATTTTCGGTTCGTTCTTCAGCTCGACATAGTCCGCCTTATTGTCAATCGCCGCGATCCCGCCTTGATTGGTGACGGTTAAGTAGTCCTCCACAAACTTATCCTTGGCCGCTTTCATATCTTCGGCCTTTAGGATGTTCGTGTATTTCAGTAAGCCCCTTAGAAACGCACTCTGCTTGACCGCGTTGATGATACCCTCATTCGATGTCTGGATGAGTTCGAGGGTCGGAGTGATGGCCTTGTCGTTGGATGAGCCGAACAGGTCATTGTCAAAGTAGAATCGCCTTAGATGGATGAGCTCCGTATAAGGTAGAACATACGTTTGACCCGAGTTAAATTGAAACTTGGCGATAATCTCGGGTTTCCCTGTCCTTGGCTCCAGAAACTCCACTTGTGAGTAGTCGATAGGATAGAAGGCCTTGGGATTGCCCATCGGGTCATAGTCGACATAGACGAAAGCGTTGTTCTTGACCATCAAGAGGCTCACTAACTTGTAAAAGAAGTCATAAGCACTCATGTAAGGGTTCGGAGACGTCTGCAACAGTCTCACCGTGGTCGAGTTGACCGCTTGTATCTCCCCGTTCATCCTTCTAATGTGCTTGGGTCTGAGCTTAGCTGCGTGCCGAGCGATGGCATCCACGCAAGCCCTCACCACATCGGAATCGTAGGCACTCCCTGACCATGTGCTAAAGGTGGGTTGGTACCCTTGGAGCATTTTGAGTTGAGTAAACGTGTTTTTTTGCGTTTGTTGCTTTTGGCCAAAGATGATTTGGTATAAGGACCTTTTCTCCAAGTCATCACCTCCTATATTAAGGCTTGATAGTCGCCCATTTTTTCAAATAGCACCACGTAGGCGATAGTCAAAGAGACAGCCCCGTCGATTCGCTGTCGCTGGTTCTGTCCCTTGACGGGTCGGATATTGTCATTCTCGTCTCTCTTGACGGAGACGTTGGTTAAATTCCATTTGAGTATCGGGTTGTTGTTGTAATTTATCTTTTTAGCCATTAAATCGGCTCCGAGTTCCTTCATCGGTTGACTCATCGACTTGACCCCTTGCCTGACCTCCAGCATGCTGAAGCCTCTGGACTTCATCTCATCCACCCAGTAGGAAGAATTCCAAGGGTCGTAACCGATGTAAAGAGGATGTATCGAGTGGTCGTTTAACATCCTGAGGAACCAGTCCGTCACATCCGAATAGTTGACCTTGTTGCCTTGCGACAGAGTCAGGAGACCCCGATCGCGCCATTTGTCATAGGGTATCTTGTCCTCAATCACCCTCTGCTCCAAGAGTTCGGAGGGAAGGAAATATTGCTGAAGCACGTATTTCTTTTCGTCGTTTGGCTTCATGATGATTAGAGAGGCACAAGTCAAGTCCGTGGTCGCTGAAAGGTCGACTCCACCGATGGCGTAGGTGTTGCGTAGCTCCTCGATGTCAAAGGTCTCCTCGTTGTTTATGGCATCGAATGTTAACCACGTCCCCGCGACAGTGTCCCTGACGTTGAAGTCCTTGGTCAGCACCGTGGGCAAAAAGTCAGGGTCATTCTTTGCCCGCTCGACGTTGGCCGCGAGTTCCTCGTATGATTTGATAGTCCCGAGTCCAGGGTTGGCTTTCTCCCACATTCGGAAGTCTGTCCACTCGGAGCGTTCATCGAGTTCGTAGATGAAACTCATAAAGCGTTCATCCTCGATCGCGCCGTCCAAGACTTTGCACGCGTAGTCGTAAATGGAGTCAAAGATGCATTCGCGAACAAAGCCCGCCGTGGTGATCATGTCCAGTAAAGGTTGCTCCCTCGCGGACATGGCTTGCTTGACCACGTCGTAGAGGTTACGGTCCTTGATCGCGTGTAGCTCGTCCATGATGCCGTTGTGGACATTTAGTCCGTCGAGGCTATTGGAGTCGCTCGCCAATGGTTCAAACTTCGAGAAGGTGACTGGAAAGTAGATGTCCGTCTTTCGCTTCTTCACATGCTTCGAGAGTGCTGGCGACTGGCTGACCATGTTGACCGCTTCAGAAAAGACGATTCTGGCTTGGTCTTTTTTGGTCGCTATGGCATAGGCCTCGCTTCCACCCTCGCCGTCGCCAACCATCATGTAGAGACCCGTTGCGGCTTTCTCTGTCGATTTCCCATTCTTTCGGCCGACGAGAGTGAACACCTCGCGCGCGCGCCTGAAGCCCGTGTCTTTGTGGACGAATCCGTAGACGGCTTGCATCTTGGCCTTTTGAAAGAGTTCTAAGGTGACTCCCTTGCCAATCCACTTGCCCTTGGAGTGCTTGCAAAATCGCTCAATAAACTCGATGGGACGGTTGGCTTTGTCTATATCAAAAATCCACGGGTCACGTGGATGGTTGATCTCGTCTATGATCTTCTGATATTGCTGTTTGAGTCTGCGACAGGCTTGGATCTCGCCTGATTCGATTTTCTGCCAGTATTCGATGATATGGTTCATTTGGCCCTTTTGACAAAGCCCATGAGTTCATCGGCTTCAACCTTGGCAGTCTCTTGAGGGAGCATGTCAAACAGCTGTCGGCAGATGGCTTGATAGTTTTTCACCGTTGCGTTGTAGATACGGGTCGCTGGTCGCTCGCGTTCATATTCGACATCCTTGGTCTGGGAGAACATTTCCATCGTGCCATTCTCGTTGATGTCCTTTTCCAGCTCCTCGAGATTGATACGCATGAAGGCCGCGCGTTGCATGAGTCCCTCGGCTGCTTTGAACTTATCTTTGGGGATGTCTTTCAAAAGTTTTTTAAGTTGGCTGAACTCTTGAGATATCCGCCAATCTTTGTTTTTCTCGCTCGATTCTCTCATAAGTTTTTCCTCCTTTGGGAAGGGGTCTAACAAATTTTCAATTCGGGGTATGCGAAAGTTGGACACGCGGTAAAAACCCACCCACTTTGACCCTATTTTAGGGGGGTATATCGCTATGTGTCCCCCACTTTTGCCTCTTTTTCGGCACCTTTCTCACACCTAGAAACCACCATTCCATCCTCATCGAACCTTAGCCCACGCTCGATTACCCTTGCCTTAAGATGTTCCTCGTTGTGGCAGTCGTGACACACAAACTCTAAGTTGTTAAAGTTTAGCGTGATGTCTGGGTTGTTGATGTTCGTCGGTGTGATGTACGTCTTGTGATGCACGATCTTGCCCGCTCGGCCGCATCGCTCGCACAGCCCATGCACGTGGCTGATGTAGGATTGACGCGCCTTGTGCCATTCTCGTGAGTTGTAAAACTTCCTTGCTTGCTCTCTCATATGTCTCCTCTATAATAGCGACTTCCTTCGGTGCGCTGTACCGTCTCGAGTCTAACCTTTGCCTCTGAGATCGAAGCCAAGAGAGTCAGCCTACTTTGATGATTTGCCCCTCATCCAAGTTAGAAAACAGGCTTTCAGGGAGGTTAGACGTGTCTCTATTTGGTACTACCTTGGTATCAACTTGGTACCTCTTCCGCATCTTGGAACTTCAGTCCCATCGTCTCCAACGCCTCATCTGTGTCAGAGTAGACGTTGGTGAAATACTCGTCTATCTCTGCCGCCTGATTCTCACTAACGAGCCAGTTGCAAATATAGTGAGTGTGCTTGCTTGCCTTGTACAGCTTGACGCTAAACGTCTCACCCTCTGCTCCGATACTGTTGCAGAATGTGTTGGCTGTCGATAACTCTGCCTTGGGTATAACGATAACTTTACGCAAGGGCTATCCCCCACTTTCGGCTTAGGTAGCGATGGACTTGTGCTAGCTCGCTTGTGTTTAAGGCTCGGTTGTATACGATGACTTCGGCTATGTCGCCGTTG